TCACTGGCCCTGCCCGCTGCTCGATGGGGGCACTTCGCAGACCCCAATCCGCTTCGCGGCCCAGCGTTCGTAGAGGGCAATTACCACGTCGGCGCCTGCAACCGCAGCGATGCAACCGAACGCCGCAGCCGCCCAGATCGTCATGCCCGCCGAGTACAGCAGCATGATGGTCGCCATCCCGGTGATGATGCAGGCACCGGATCGCAATGCGATGCGCCGCACCAAGGCCCAACCATGCACCCCCGCCTTGTCTGCTCGCCACGCCTCGCCGGACACCCCGCCAACCAGGGCGAGCAAGATCACTGCCCAGATTGGCATCTCGATTAACGCTTGTTGTTCGGTGGTCATACGGTCCTCGCAGGTTTGAAAGCAAGGCGCCAGAAACAGAAAACCCCGCCGGCTGGCAGGGTTCTCTGGGCTTAAGGCTCAATGCTTGGGGAAGCGCGTAATGCGCAGTTGTCATATCGTGGCGACTTTTTACCCCCGACCGGAAAAACCGAAAAGGGCTAGTTTTAGGTTCGTCACTTCGGCGCTACTTCGGCGCATCCTCGACGCAGGTTCGGCGCATACCTACCCGACGAACGGTAGTCATGCGAACTCGCCCGCTGCGAGCCGCAAGGATGGCGAGCACTTGAAGGTGCAACGCCTTGACCCAGTTCCGGTAGGTTCGGTCCGCATCTTCTGCCAGCCCGACCTGGCGCATCTGCTCGCGCACGGATGCGCCATGGAGGTACCGGAATCTCGCCAGCTTCGCGAGCACGGCACCGCGAGCGTCACGCCGATCAAGCTCGGCAACGGCCGCATCCACCTCTGCCGCCGAGTGATCCAGCCCGGCACCGGCAACCAGGATGCGAGAACCTGAGGCTCCGCCACGTGGAGCCGCGCCCTTCCATTCCATGATCGTGCCCATCTGGCTACCGAGGCTGGACCCCAACCCAAGCCGCGAACACTGCTCACCCCAATGCTGCATCAGCTCACCAACCAGGCGCAGACGCTCGTCCGGATCCAACAGATCAGCCATTTCGGCACGGTGCGATGCCAGCCGGATCGAAAGTAGCAGCTGCATTCCTTGCTCTTTGCTCATTTCGACGTCCCCCAATGCTGAACCCAACACATATTTATCCAACCCAACACAAACCCTACACAGGTCCAACCCAACAAAATCAAAGCCTTCAAGGCGTCTGTGTAAGGTGTGTAAGGTTGGTAAGGTTTTTGAGTCCTCGCGTAAGGAAAAAGCGGAGCCATGGTGTCCTGACTCGTGCGCACTATTTTCGTATGCGCGCGTGCGTGCGCGTAAACCTTACACACCTTACACAGTTGTCCCGCACCCCTTGAAATCCGAGGGTTAGCGCTGTGTAAGGTCTGCAAAACAACCCGACACACCCCCGACACACCCAACACACTGGCTAGTGTATTCATGCAGCGGCCCCCTTGACGTGGTCCCAGCCATCGACGTTCCAACCCGCGAGTCTTGCCTTGCGCCGCCAGGCGTCGACATGCGCCCCCAGCTCGGCACTCTTGCAGGATGGTGGCAGGAAGGCTTGGTCATCCTTCGGGAAGAACCAGGCACTGAATCGCCGGTTGTTACCTTCGGTCCAAGGGATCGCCCGTGTCTTTTCCACACCCACGGTCTCAATGAACAGGCTGAACTTCGTCTGGCTCATCGAATGCTCCTTGAACCGCTGGCACCACTCCAGAAACAGCGAGTACAAGTCGGAAGACAGGCATGCCCCCCACAGGCCGTCCCCCAACTGGCTGGTGCGCCACAAGTGAACGAAGGTCTGCCAACTCGCCCTGCTAAGCGCAACCAGTCGCTCACGGGCAGGCGTACTCGGCGGCTTGGTCTGCGGGTCGAAATCGCCCAGATCCTGCGCCAAAAGCCAGCCGTACAGCGCCTCGACTCCGCCGTTGAGCAGTTCCTGCTTGATGGCGAGCTGGCGGTCAGGCGGCAGCTTTTCCTCGGGCCACATCACCAGGAAGCGCCGGTCCGCCTCGCCAATCGGCCAAGGCATGATTTCGTTCGAGAGAAACACAGCGTTCATATGGCTGGCCTCTTCCCAGCCATTCACGAACTTGCTCTCGATCCGAACCGTCTGGCCGGTGATCAGTTGCTTGATCTTGCCGACCTGGTTGTAACGCTGATCTCGGCTGACCACCTCTTCGAACACCGCCCAGAGCTTTCCGCTCTGCCAGGCGTTGAAGTTGCCTTCCAGTTGCGTCTGGCCGACGGTAGCGGAATAGACACCATAGAGCTTTCCCATGACCACGGAGAACAGCAGGCTCTTGCCCGAGCCCTCCATGGTCGAATGCATCAGGACGGCCGTGTCCATCTTGGCCCCTGAATGCTGGAGTGGATATGCCAACCAGCACGTCAACCAATGCTCCGAATCCTTGTCACCGTTGCACAGGAAGTTGATCAACCAGCGGAGGTTCTCGCAGGCCGCATCGTCCCGCCTCGGCTCAAGGGGCAGCCCCTCGAAGGTATTGATGTAAACCTGCGGGTCATGCTTCATGCAGGGGTCGAAGACGATGTGGTTCATGTCCACCACGCGGCGGTCCGGATTATTCAGCCAGAGGCTGTAGGCATCACCGAGGGCCATCTTGACCGCGCCTTCGGCAACCCTCCGCTTCTTCGCGTAATCCCACACATCCTTGGTTCCATCGATGTACACATACCGCGTCATCATCGGCATGGAGAAGTCGCCCAGGGCTTTGCCGGCAAGCGCCTGGGTCCGCTCGTTGTCTTTTACCCATTCTTCGCTGACCCGCTTCTTGCGCGAGGGATCGGTGACAGCCTCCCACTCCTTGAAAGCCTCCTTGCCAATATGAGCAACGAACCCGGCCTTCTTGATCTTCTTGGCCGAGTCGATATCCCACACGTGGGTCGTCCCTTCGATCAGCGCGTAACGGCGAAGCAACGCCTTTAGATTGAAGCCGCTCCCGCCCCCGCCCCCCCGTTCATCCGGGGAGCCGGCCTCAGCCGAGGGCTCGATTGCATCTTCACCCCGCGCTTCTGCCTGTTCGGTGGGAGTGGGAGGAAGCTCACCGATTGGCGGCGGCTCTGGTGGCCTCGGCATCGAGTGCTTGTGCTCGATCCCGAGCAGACGTGCAGCGGCTTTGATCGCTGCGGTATGGTCGCCATTGTGCTCAAGGATGCAGAACACATCGAAGGCGTCATTCTTGTGTCCGTTGGCGAGAGGGTCGGAGCCGTGATGCGAGTACAACTTGCCCTCGGTGATCGTGACGCCGGGATCGCCGCTGCTGCTCTGGGGACACAGCCATTTTTCCCCGACGCGCTTGTAGCCGTGGGCCTCGATCATCGTTGCGATGTCGTGCGCCCTATTGAATTCCGGGATGACCTCGGGGAGATCCCGCTTGCCAGACTGTCCGCCAGCACGCGGTTTCGGAGGGGTGCGGGGCGCTACCGCGACCGGCTTCGGTCGCCAAGGGCAAGCCGCTTCCGCCCTGGGCTTGAATTGGTCCCATTCCTGCCAGATCGACAGCAGCGCACCAGGCAACTCAGCCAGCCCAGTGGCATCGGGCGGCCGACGCCAGAAATAAGGTTTTCCGGTTTGAGGGTGAATGGAGGGAGGCAGCACGTCTTGCACCAGGCCCCCGCGCAGCTCGAACACGGTGACTTTCTTGAAGGGCTCGGCGGATTTGATCAGGGCCTGTTCCGACACCTTATCGCCGGCATCTCGCGCGGCCTTAACTTGCGCCATGATGCCCCTGAAGATCGATCCATCCGGATCCATCCTGCTCGGCCAGACCAGCGCGTGCCGGCTCAGCTCGACACCTTCCGGAACACGGAACAACAAGCGGAACCGCGCAGGATTCCCAACGACCGTGGGGAATGCCTCGGCAAGCTCGTCCAGCTCCAGGCCGAGAGTCGCTCGTAGAGCGATCCGCGACATATCCACATCATCGACGTCAAGGGAACAGACGCGGCTTGGCCCCAGCACGACGCCGAGGTTGTGATTCGGGTGCTCTCGCCAGAAGGACTCAGCCTTGTCGGCGTCCGTGAAATAGCCACCCGGCTTGTTCCAGGCGTCACCCTTGGGCGCCTTGTCACCTGGCGCGATAGGCACCAGGGCAAGGCTGAAGGTCTCGATGTAACGCCGCGCCCAATCAGCTGTTGCAGGAGTTGGGCGCTCGGTCATCTCCGCCGCTCCCGCAGGTCCTGACAGTCCAAACAGGCCTCGCAGCCAGGAGCCGCCACCTGCCGGGCCAGAGGAATGGGGTCACCGCAGTCTTCGCAGAACTGAGCACTGGGTTTCACTGGCCTCATCGTCACACGCTGCAGGACCAGCTCCAGATGGAATTCGGTTCGTTCATTAGCGATGTCGACCAGGTCAGCCATGAGCGCTGTCCTCCATCGCCTGCCGCGCGCCTGCCATGATCGATAGCACTTGCCGGATAACGTCCATTCCGCGCTGTTCCAGCAACTGGACCTCATGCAACTCCCACAAGTTGTCCGCCGCCCCATCGTGCATGGTGCTGACGAACTCCCCGGCTTCGTCCAGCAGCTTGCCGACCGCCTTCAAGGCTTCGTTCGTGGCAGGGACGGGCTCGGGGCGGTACCAGACGGCTCCGGCAGGCCGGACCAGGGCGTCGAGCAGGCGGGGATCGGCCGTCAGCCGGATGACCTCTTCTAGTTCATCGGGATTCAGCCAGCGGCGTTCTTCGTCGAGGTTGAGCTTCTTCTGAAGCGTGTCCTGTTCAAGGACCATTTCGAAGGCCAGGCGGGTGAATCCCCCCTGATAGTCCCGCCCGGCGCGATAGAGCGCCTGGCGCAAGGTCAACACCGGGCCAGCGCCCGGCAAAAGGTCTGTGCGACTCATAACCGTAAAATCCTTGTTTACGGTGTAGCCAGAGGAGCGGGCACGCCCTATCCTACGACTACGACCGTTGTACATGTGCTGTGCGCGTTCGTAGCCGGCCTTGGGAGGTGAGAGTCCCTTGGTCGGCACCTATTTTTTTGCGTGTCGCAAGTATCCCCAGTCTATGTCCGGTCTCAACTCCTCACAGGTGACGGCACCTGCTGTTTCGCGGTCGAGGTTGATCGCGAGCCCTGCATTGGCCCGACGATTACCGTACGCAACCTGCCTAAGCTGACCCACAGTCGTGTCGCATTGCTGGGCCAACCTATCCAATGACGCCTTGTCCAAGTGCTTGATGTATGCGTGCAAACTCATAATGCGCCCTCCTGATGCCCCGGAAGACTAGCAGCTGCTAAAGCGACAGACAATAGCCGCCTGTAATTTACAAAACGCTAATTGAGCATAAAGATACTGGGATGGATATCAGTCAGCTTCGCGTCGACACGCTTCGGGCGTTGATTGGCGACCTCAAAACCAAAGAGTTCGCCGATCGTTACAATTTGGATGCCTCATACCTGTCTCAATTGCTGAACGGGCATCGCCCTCTGGGCGACAAAGCAGCGAAGAATCTTGAAGATAAGATCGGCCTCCCTGGCGGAACCTTACTGATGCCCGCGCATGCAGCCCAGGAAGGCACATCACTGGAGATCAAGCCAGGACCAAGCTTGACCCTGTCGTTCCGGTGGGCGCATATCCAAGGAATTGCCCAAGTGAAACAGGACGGCAGTTGGACCGACCTTGCCCCGATGTCCGGATGGATTGAGACGACCTCAAAAGACCCAAGCGTCTATTCGCTTCGGATCAAAGGTGACGCTCTAGCCCCGGCTATCCGCAATGGCTGGGTGGTCTGGTGCGAACCTCGACACGAGCTTGTGCCGGGTGAGTACGTTGTGGTGAAGCTTGCCACCGGAGAAAGCCTTATCAAGGAGCTTCTCTACGCCAATGCAGAAGAAGTCAGCCTCATGTCGGTCAATGACAGCTATGGTCGGATGACCATCCAGCGGGGTGAGATCGAAACGATCCATTACGTCGGAGGAATTGTCCCACCGAGCCAGATTCGATCCTGAACCAAACTCAGAAAAGCCGCCATTTAGGCGGTTTTTTTATGCTCATCGGAAAATCTACAGCCATAGCTATTGCCATATTGTTTAGCCGTTGCTAAATTTTTGTTCCGTACCCCTCTCACTATGAGTACGAAGCAATGAACCAGGCACAGCACACCCAGCCCTGCAAGATCCTCTTGCATCCCACTGCCTGCACCCGCGCGGCGATCATCTCGATCCAACGCCGCACCGGGCTGCTGGTGATTACCTCTCACCGCGGCTTCGCCCAAGCTGTCCCCGCAACCAAGGGGGCCGCATGAGCGCATATCAGGTACCTCTCGGCAGCGTCATGTTGCTCCAGCAATTGCTGGAAAAAGGCGGCACCACTACCTGCCCCGTCCGGAGGCAGCAAGACTGGGACATCGCGACCATCGACGCCGAGGTCAACCAGGACACGGCCAGCGTCAGGGTCGAGTTCAAGTCCCTGGCACGCCGGCTCAGGCTCCAACGAGGCGACTCGGCCAATCACCTGCACCTGCGGGACTTTATCCAGGACCTCGCCAACGACCGCTGCGACGCCGTCGCCAAGGCTCTGGCCCTGATGGACGCCCATGAGTACCTCAGCGCCTCGCTGCCGGATGGGCACGTCGCCTACATCACTCCAACACCATGGCCGGCCACACCCTTCGCTGCGGCTATCACCAACAACATCGGGGAGATGTGCGCCGTCGCCAGCGGAGCGGACAAGGACGACCTCGTCGCCAAGGTCCGCGCCAAGCTCGGCCTGGCCGTGGAGGGGAATGGGGAGCAGGCATGACCAGCACGCTCGAACAGCTGCGTCAGCAGTGGCCCACGCTGTGCCCGGCGATGACTTCGGTCAGGGAGCACTACTTCCCGCACATCCAGACGGACCGGCGCTTCCTCGAGCTTGTCCGTAAAGGCCGGATCAAGTTGAAGCTGACCAAGCTGGACACCTCAGTGAGGGCCAAGCACGTGGTGTACCTGTCGGACCTCGCGGCGTTCCTCGACGCCCAGGCCAACCAAGAGGCATAGCAACAAGGCGACCCCGGCCTTCAGGGGTATCAGTCCGCTACCGGCTCTCACCTACCCCGGTAGCGGCATTCCATTTGGAGCACAGCACATGCAAGCACAGCACTTCACGCTGGCGGCCGGGATCGCACTGATCCTTGGCCTGGTCGTAGCCAACTATCTGTTCGCCCGCACCCGCGTCCGCGCTTACGAACACGGTCGCACCGACGGCCTGAAAGAACGAGACGCCATGGCGTGGAAGAAACTGCAGGCGCTCGACCTGACCCTGGCCGAACGGGCGGTTGCCCGCGAGCAGGAACAACGGCAGTACCTGCATTCGAAGGCAGCGATGCAGGCGACCATCGATGAACTGGAGGCCCGGGTCAGGGCATACACCGGGCTGGCTGTAACCCCGCAAGACCACCAGCTGCTGACGAAAGCCGCTGAAACCCTTGATATCGCTTACCGGACATTCAGTGCGATCAAGGGCACTGAAGCCTGGCAAAGCCGGGCGGGAAGTGAAGCTGCAGGGTTGCGGAAGCTGGCGGAGCTGATGCATGCCGAGATCCGCGAGAAAGCTGCGATCACCCCTGCCAAGTCGGAGGTGCTGGCATGACCGCCTCCAGCGCTCTTCCGAAAAGCGTCCTGGTCCACGGCCCGCAAGGTTGCGGAAAGACCCACAACGCTATCGCGATCGCGTCTGCACTGGGACTCAGGCATGTCCGTGATGACTGGCAACCCGGCAATCCAGTTCCGCTTCTGGACACCTTGGTTCTGACCAATGCGCCCTCCCCTGGCTGGCATTTCAAAGGTCGCGTGATGACCTACGACCAGGCCATGCAGGTTGCCCAGCAACAAGGAGCTGCTGTATGACCCTCCGCAAGCACGTACTCAAACACTTCCACATGTGCTGCGGCCTGGGCGGCGGTGCAAAGGGTTTCAATCGCGCCAAGCCGATTGTGGGCAACCTCCAGGCGGAGTGGCAGTGCCTCGGCGGCGTTGACGTCGATCCGGCCGGGCTGGCTGACTTCGAGCGCCTGAGCGGCGTCAAGGGCACGCTGCTGGATCTGTTCACTCGCGATCAGTACACCCGCTTCCACGGGCAGGAGCCGCCGCCCGGGTGGCAGGAAGCAACGCCAGAGGACATTCGTCGCGCAGCTCGCGGCCAGCGCCCGGATGCGGTGTTCATCAGCAGCCCGTGCAAGGGCGCGAGCGGGCTCCTGTCTGAAAAGATGAGCCAGACGCCGAAGTACCAGGCGCTTAACGAACTGACGCTGCGGTGCATCTGGCTGTTTGGCGAAGCATGGGCGGACGATCCGGTTCCACTGCTGGTGTTCGAGAACGTCCCGCGACTGGCGACACGCGGCCGGCATCTGCTGGACCAGATCAACAGCCTGCTTGGGAGCTTCGGCTACGCCGTGGCCGAAACCACCCATGATTGCGGCGTGATCGGCGGGCTGGCACAGAGCCGCAAGCGCTTCCTCCTGGTCGCTCGCCACGTCGAGAAAGTCCCCGCCTTCCTTTACGAGCCTGAGCACAAGACGCTGCGCGCAGTCGGGGACATCCTCGGCCGGATGCCACTGGCCGGCGACGTCGTAGCTGCAGGGCCGATGCACCGGGTTCCAGCGCTTCAGTGGAAGACATGGGTACGGCTCGCCTTGGTGGAAGCCGGGAAGGACTGGCGTAGCCTGAACGACCTGGCAATTGAGGACGGGTATCTCCGGGATCTGATCATCGTGCCGGAGTATCGAGCAGGCTACATGGGCGTTCACGGCTGGAACGAGAGCATGGGCACCGTGGCCGGACGCTCCAGCCCCACAAACGGCGCGTTCTCGGTCGCCGACCCTCGGGCCCAGGCCGGGGCGCTTCAATATCAGCAATATGGGGTGCGCCGCTGGGAGGACACCAGCGGGGCGATCATCGGGGTAAAGAGCCCAGGGCAAGGAACCTTCAGTGTCGCGGACCCGCGACAACAGCGCCAAGGTTTCGGCGAGTACCTGGTGACTCCTTTCGACCGATCTGCTGGCACCGTCATTGCCGGCAGCACCACCGGCCAAGGCGCGTTTGCGGTCCAGGACCCGCGCTACCACAACTGGCACCCCAACGCCTCGAACCGGAAGCTGAACGTGGTCGGCATGCACCAGACCGCTGGCACAGTCACCGGCGCTCAGCAGGTTGCCAGCGGAGCCCTATCGATCGCAGACCCTCGGCCCGGCCTCAAGCGGCTGAAAGGGGATGCCTGGGCTGCGGGGGGACACTACGGCGTCGTGCCATGGAACGAACCGGCCGGGGCCATTTCGGCTAGCGCGATGCACGACAATGGGCGCTTTAGCGTCGCGGACCCACGGATGCCAGCGGCCAACGACCGCCTGACGTGCGTCATTCAGGCGCTCGACGGCACTTGGCACCGCCCTTTCACCACTCTCGAAATGGCTGCGATTCAGAGCTTGGTCGAGCCCGAGGAGCAACTGGAGCTGGACGGACTTTCGGACCAAGCCTGGCGCGAGCGCATCGGCAACGCAGTCCCGCCCTACGCAGCAGAAGCCATTGGTCATGTCATGGGCACCACCTTGCTGCTGGTCGCCCAAGGCGAAACCTTCGTCCTCAGCAGTCTGCCGATCTGGGTACGCCCCATCGCCGTAGGCCTGAGTGTTGCTCAAAGGGAGGCCGCGTGATGGCTAACCCCGAAACCGCAGAGGCCACTGGAGCACACACCATGACTAATACTCCGCGAGTCACCTTCAGCGGAAAAGATGTCGACCGGCTTATCGAGACCGTCAGCGGACTCCTGAGCTTCGCCGAAGACGAGGCGGCGGCCACCTGCGACAACGAAGAAAACGCCACGAAAGCCTGGGATGCCGCAGACAACGCACGGGAGCTGCTGGAAGAGATTGCGCGCAAAAGAAACGAACCTGCACTCCTCGCGAACCATGTCACCGCAAGAACGGGCGAACACGGCCTCGACAAAGCGGAGGGCTGCAAGCCCGACTTCAACATCCTGCATGTTGCTGCTCCTTGCGCCGCAGCTGCGGTCGGGCGCCGCCAAAATGAAGCGGAGGGCGGCCAGCCCGCCCCCAATATCCACTCCACCACCAGCGGTCTTACCACGAAACCTGTGTCGTGGCTCGACCCAGCCAGTGGGCGCGCTGCGAAGTCTCAAAGCGGACGCTACTCCGTACCGCTCTGCCCCCTTGCCGAGCTTGAGCGGCTGCAACGATGCCTTATCGCTGCCGTGCAGGGCAACGAGGCGCTGAACAACGAGACACTGGACCTTCAAGCCCAGTTAGCCGAGCGCGAATCGCTGCGTGAACACTGGCTTCAACTGGCCGACGTGAGCGACAGCGACCTGGCGGACTTGATGAAGGAGACGCATGCGCTGCTCGACTCCGACCGACCAGAGTGGGCGCGCGCCGCTCAGGACGTGCTCACCGAACGACGCCGACAGATCATCAAGGGCTACACGGCAGACCATGACGACCAGTACAGCCCCGGTGAACTGTCCAGCTACGCTGCGGCCTTTGCACTGGTTGCTGGAGGCGCACCGCTCGGATGGGTGTATCAAACGGGGATCTGTAGCTGGCAAGTCAAAACTGCAACTCCCCGAAGCATGCTGGTCACCGCCGGCGCACTGATCCTGGCCGAGCTGGAACGCGTCGACCGTGAGACGCAGAGAGCCAACATTGAGTGCGAGCTGCTACGACTTCGGCAGATGACCATGGATGTGACCAATGACTGAACGTATCCGCCCACGCCTGGCCACCCACACCCTCGACCTCAACGTCATCTGCGACATCTGCGGCAAGCCGAGGACAGTTGGTCGCCACACCACGTGCAGCCAAACCCGCAAACAGCGCATGGCCCCATATTGGGCGGCCCTCATGGCTAACCGAGCTGCCAAACAAGCACAGGGGAAACGCACATGAGCCTTCCACGCTGGGTTCTCATCAACCGGGCTGCCGAGCTCACCGGCTACACCGAGGACGCCATCCGCCACAAGGTGAAGAACGGCACCTGGGCGCAGGGACGCATCTGGCGGAAGGCGCCGGACGGCCGCATCACCATCAACATGACGGAGTACGACAAGTGGGCCGAGAGCGCACCGCAAGTGGCGTAGAGGCCGAGCTGGCCAAGCACAAGGGCATTGAGCTGCATGGTGGCTATCTCCGGATCGTCTTCATGTGGCGCCGCACCCGGTGCCGCGAGTCTCTCGGCCTGCCACCGACGAAGGCCAACGTGAAGCACGCCGCCCTACTCAGGGCGGCAATTCTTCATGAGATCAAAACCAACACGTTCGACTATGGCCGCCACTTTCCAGATTCGAAGCACTCAACCAACTACAGCAGCGTGAAGGACAAGCGGCTGAGCCTGCTGATAGAGCGGTACAAACCGCTCAAGGCCGTGGATATCACGCCCGAGACCGAGGACCGCTACAGTCGCGCCCTGGATATTTGCATAGACACCATAGGCAGGGATCGCCTCGCCGGCATTCTGCTGCCTGAAGACATCCAGGCACTCCGAGCAAGGCTGATCGAAACCAGGGTACCGTCGACGGTGAACCATTACCTGGCCACTTTCGCTGGGTTCCTGACCTGGTGCGAAAGCAACGGATACTGCAAGGCGGGACTGGCCGCCGCCTGCACCCGGTTCGCAATGAGCGAGAAAGAACCCGACCCTTTCACCTATGAGGAGTTCGACCGCCTGATTAGCAAAGGCTGCCTACACCCCCAAGATGCAGCGGCAATCACCCTGGTCACCTACACCGGCCTTCGCCCGGGCGAGCTGTGCGCGCTGGCCGTGGAAGACATCGACCTGGCCGCCGGCAAGATCGAGGTCACCAGGGCGATCACCACGAAGAGCACCTTCAAGGTTCCGAAAACCGGCAAGCCTCGGACCGTCCTGATGATGCAGCCTGCCATCGATGCAGCCAAGATGCTGATGAGCCTTGTCGCCGACCACCCGAAACGCGCTGTGCGTGTGTACCAGAATCGGCACGAATGGCGTGATGAGCTCGTCACGCCCCTGCTCTCACCCAGCATCCAGGCAAGAAAGCGGATCATCAACCACTGGTTCGTATCGACCGCCTGGAACACCAAGTTCGCGGCTATCCAACGCAGGGCTGGGATCCGTGCCAGGCGCCCATACCAAACTAGACACACCTATGCGTGCTGGTGTCTGACAGCACGTGGAAATCTTGCATTCATCGCGAAGCAAATGGGGCACAAGGACTTCACGATGCTCGTAGAGGTCTATGCGAAATGGATGGATGACGAGTCGCCAAACGAGCTAGAGCACATATGGTTAGGCATCAGCCAGAACAAGCACTAGCCAGGGGAGCACCCGCCGGCAAGCCGGCGGGCTTCAGGTGCTATCGCAAGGACAGCATCATGGTCAAAGGCGAGATGTCAGGGCAGCGAACAAACCCAGCTTTCTTGGCATAGAAATCCGCGAGGCGCTCACTCAGAGGGTGTACCAACAACGCCGAAGTAGCCACCACCTCGGAAGAGGCGAGCACCTTGGAAATGGCGTCTTGCAACAGCCCCTCCGCAAAACCATAGCCCTGAGCCGTCATTGTCACCCCCATGCGACCGAGGATCGTAACAGGGTGGACATTAGGCGTTTCGCGCTGGAGTTTTTTAGGAGCCACGAACTCCCGAGCAATTGAACCATTAGACAAGGTATAAAATGCTGCTACCCGATTGGTCCCCTTAAAAACGGAGACATACACGACAGCTTGTTTTTTCTCTTGCCCCTTCCTTGCGTACTTGTGAAGGTATTCGGTAATCGAAGCTTCTCCACAATCGAAATCGCTGAAATCATGAAACTTATTCAGCTTTTCGGGCTTGCTCAGCTCCAGGGGGCGGGCTTGGACATCAATTTCATCAGACAC